TTCAATATATAACTTGATATCACCACCTTCATTATCTGAAAAGAATTTTTTCAGTGGTTCCAATTTTTTATAAACCTCAGTTACATTCAAACTTTTAACGTCATATTTTCCTTGTTGGAAATCCGCACCGAAATCAATCCTTAATCTACCATCATTTTCGGCTTGTTCAAATAACAATCCGTTATATAAATTTTTAATATATCTTAATTCATTTTCAGATATGATAAGTTTACCCATAAATCATCTTTATTTATAAATAGTCATATAATTATGAAATTTTTTTTTAACAAAAATAATTTGATAGTTCAATTTTCCTTTTTTATGATTGAAACATGGGAAAATTTAGAACATTATTAGATCAAAAAGATTACCTAAATGGGACTTTAGGTGATATGGTTAGAACACTTGATATTAGTGGTAAGTCAAAATATGTTGAAATGATTGTTAAGCTTTTGGAATCAAAAAATAATGACAATTTGTTGAGTAACAATAATGAGTTATTGTTTGAAATTACTTCATTGTTATCAATACCTCAAGACCACATTATAAAACTTAAAAATGAAAATCCGATTTACTTATTTTTTATGTTACGTGGTATTGCAGAGCTTTTGGGATGGAGAGAGTCTAGAAACCTCATGAAATTTATGGAATATTGTGAAAATAATAAAATTAAAACAGATATCTCCAAAATAACAACAATTGAAGATGTTATGTTCCACGTCAGTATTGCTAATCTTGAAAAAGAAGATAAAGAAATTATGGAATACGTTATTAAGGATTATGAAGATGATGAATGGTTAATTGTTAGACCTTTATCCCATTTGTCATCTAGGAAATATGGTGCGGGAACTAAGTGGTGCACAGCATCTGATCACGATTCATCCACATTCTATGATTACACACAATCAGGAACTCTAATATATACAATGAATAAAACTAAAAACTTTAAGGTTGCTACCTACAAAAGAACTTATGATGGTGTATCTTTTTGGAATCAAGTTGATAGTAGAATTGATTCGTTAGAATCCGAGTTACCTCATGAAATTTTGTTTAAAATAAAAGAAATTATAAATAAAGGTGAAGTTAATTTTGTTTTATTAACTGAAGACCAAAAAGAAAAATTATCAGGTCGTCATTTAGAATTAAAAAAGTCTTATACCGATTACGACCTTACTAATGAGGTGATGGATATAGCAGGACGACAGGAACCTCTGAGGGGTTATTTAACTATTCAAGACCCCCCAAATTTAATTGCTGCTGGTTCTATTTCGTATCCTACAGACCAAGAAGCTCCTGTTGAGGAAAGATCCATCTAATATCAATCTGTGAAATATATGATTGGGGATGTTCAACACATCCCCTTTTTTTAATGTAATAGGTAATGAATTATCCATTTGAAATTTCCAATCACCTGTTATGTCAAGTATTGTTACTTCACGATCTTCTTTATCTCTATGCCATTGAAATTCATCGGGATCTGAATCTGAAGTGAATGTTCTTATTTTGGTGTTTTCATCAATTTCTTGATCAACATATGGTTTCATCATCATTATCTTCCTATATATTTTCTACCTTATATGGGCTGTTTATGTTAAAGTAATTTTCTTTGAATCATTTAAAAGAATAATTTTGAAAATTATTTGATTTTAAACGATACCTTATTAAACTTCTATCTATTTTTAATTCATTAGATGCTTCTGTTATGGAATTATATTCCACATCATCAATAATAATAGGTTTTTTATGTTTACAAATGTAATTTGGGTTATTTTTTCGTATTACACATTTTTTTGAACAATAAATTTCCGTTCTGTTCTTGTAAATAAACTCTTTCCCACAATTAATACAAACTTTATTTTTTTTGTTTTTTCGTTTAAAAAGGGCATCAACTCTATCATCGTCAAAAAATTTGTAAAATCCTTGGACATTACCAAAGTTCATAATATTATTATTAGTCCTTATTGATTTAAACAATAATAATAGATCTTCAGATACTTCGTCAATCTCACAATTTTTCAATTTGTCTTTAATATAATAACATTTTTTTTCATATTTTTTCCAGTAATTATCCCAATACTCTTTTCTATTCTGTTTGGATTTATCACAATTCAACGACAAGTGTAATTTTGATTTTAATTTATCTTTATATATTTTAGATTTTTCTTCCCCATATACTTTTTCATATGTATATCCTTTTGTTTTGGAATTGTTTGATATTTTCAGTTTAATCTTATCAATATCAGGATGTTTTGACAACGTATCTCCACCATCACCCCCTTTAGTAATATTATATAATATATGATTTTTCTTATATTCTTCTATCCAATAAATTTCTTTTCTTGATAATTCTTCATAATTATCGGTTCTATCTATGATTTTTTTTGTAAAATTATCTTTACCGTACTTTTTTATTGATCTTTTAATAAGGACACCAGACCCATAATAAGAATCTCTTTCGGTAGTGTCTTTTCCAATGTAAATCTTACCATTCACAATATTTCTAATCTCATATATAACCATACAATAATCTTTACATATAAGTATTATGAAATAAAAATTTTACCTGTAAACAAATGTGTATTTTTACCAGTACCCTGAATATGTACGATTTCCCCAAAGGTGAGCATATCGGTTAATTCTACACGCCCAGTACCCCGCCTTTGTTTTATCCTTCTTATCTTTACATTTATGTCTTGCAGCAAAACTTCTTCTTGCTTCAGGATTTGATACTTTCGCTGTTAAACCACCATGAACATCACCGAAACTTATCTTTTTAACACGACCTGAGTTACCTTTAACATAAACGTAGTATTTCTTTTTACCACCTGACGCTCTCATCGGGTAATTTAATTTTACGGTTTTTCCAGCATATTCCGCTTCATTGATCATTTCATCTTCATCCAAAAACGGAACGTCCAAAAATACAACATCACCATCTTCGTTAATTGCTGTCTTTCCAATATCCATAGAAACAATCCACCTATCAAAACCTTCAAGTTGTAATTTACCTTCATTATATAGATCTCTAGCTTCGTTAATCAAATTAAAAAATTCATCAGAATATGGTCTAAAAATTTGATTTTGTAATCTAATACCTTCGTTTAAGTGGTATTTCATATTTTCTGAGATAATAACTTGTTCAGTTAAAATCATTTTCTTATTAGTATCTTCTTTTAACACTTTTTTAATAAGATCCTTCATAGACATTTTTTTTAATAAATATACCGGTAATTGTTTGACAGTATAGTTTCCTTTTGTATTTTTGTGACATGGATTCAAAATTTGTAAAAGATTACGTTAAAGTAACAAGAACAATTATGTCTGTTGAAACAAAGGAACAGATGAAATGTGCCAAAAAAATGACTAATTTATTATTCAAGAAATGGGAAAAACATTCCAAGGTTATTTATGGATATGATGAAAGTGTTGAAAACTTATTCAGACTAATTGATTCAAAAACTAATTTAATTTATATCGTATGAGTACATTTGATTTCAAAGAAGGTAATGATCTTATCGCCTATTTTATGGGATATACCTATCGTTATATCACTTACGAAGATTTAACAAGAATGGGTAATAATCAAAAGACGTTGTGTCATATCTATTCAAAGGTTCCTTTGGAAATCATTGACATGACTTTATACCCGTCACATTGGGAAGTTGATGCCGATAAGATGTTGGTACTAACACCCTATGAATGTTCGGAATTTCCATCATATTTGGAATACCACGAGGATTGGAATTATTTAATGGAGGTTATAAGTGCCATTGAATCCACACCTATTGGTGATGAATTACCAAGTATAACATTGGGATCGTCAATTTGTGAAATAATTTCAACAAAAGGAATATACGGTAAATTGATTTCACATCCTTACAAAAAATTAACGACAGTTTGGGAACTAATCGTTGAGTTCTTACAATTAAATGAAGGTTTGATTAGTTCTGATTTAGGAAGTATTCACATTGATAGATCAAGAATTAAATTTGATAATTTTAACTAATGATCGTTGGTTTATGTCTTTTTTTGGTGTTTTGTATTTTTCTTAATTTTTTGATTAGGAAAAATAAAAACTTTTAATTACCTTTGTGTCGTTAAAACAAAACAATATGAAAATTGAAATCGGACATGGGGTTAGACAAAGACTTTGGTTCACATCTGATACTCACAATAATCATAAAAGTCATATTATGACTATTTATAAGTAAAAGTATGGAGTGTCTAATATGTACCGAAGAGTTTGAAAACAAGACAAAGCGTGTGTTAATACTTTGTAAAGATTGCAGATCACAAAAGCATAAACTTGTCTGCACTGAATGTGGAGCATCTTGCAGTGTTAGTGCATACTACTATAAAACTGTATTAACTGATAAATACCTCTGTAAGAGTTGTAACAGTAAAGGAGAGAGAAATAGCAACTTTGGGAAAAGATGGGCTCAGGAACAAAGAGACGCTCAATCAGAGTTAGTTAAATCCAAAGTCGATGATGAATATAGAGCTAGATGTGGAAAGTCGATGAGAGGTAAGACAGTCTCCCAGGAGACTATAGACAAGCAGCTTAATACTAAAATGGAGAGGTACGGCACCCTTACTACATTTAACGGGCATACCCCCGAGACACTTATTTTAATAGGTGAGAAGTCAGCGGCTAAATTCACTCCCGAATATAAAGAGAAACGCAGGCAAATGATGGAACAGTCAGGACATTGGATTCCTCTAAGCGAAAAGGACCATTACCTTTTATATAGAGAGTTAGCAGATTGGAAGGGTAGTATGTTAAGTGAGGAGATTGTTGGAAAAGAATTACTAAAGACCTATAGCTTAAAGTCAAAAGAAAACAACGGTGCGAATAGTTTGGTTAGAGATCATATGTACGGGAGAAAGGCAGGGTTTAAAAACGAGGTCTTTCCTGAATTACTCAGGCATCCTGCCAACTGTCAGATCACAACCCACTCCAGTAATGTTAAGAAGTCAAAGTCCAACAACGACTGTGTAATAACATTAGAAGAATTATTCGATAAGATATTGAATTGGAAATACAAGTACAACGAACAGTCTGAATGCTTGATCCTAATTGAAGGTTATAGAAAAGGACTGAGATACAAAAAAGAAGACTACATACAAAAATATTATAAACATGAAAATTGAAATTAAGAGTTCCGGGGTGCACAGTCCTAGATTGTGGTTCACCTCGGACACGTAGCTCACTACTCGCATAGCAATATTTGTAGAGCTACTACAAAGTGGAACCAAGCCGAGAACTTAACTAGAGACTTCAAGTCATTAAGTCATATGAATGATACATTGGTAAATAACATCAATGAGATTGTACATGAAAATGATATTCTTATTCACTTAGGAGATTGGTCTTTTGGAGGATTTGAAATGATTGAGGAGTTTAGAAACAGGATCAATTGTAAGAACATTCACTTAACATATGGTAATCACGATCACCATATCCGAAGAAACAAAGGTGATATTCAATCTTTATTCACTTCCACTCAGGATTACTTGATGATTGACCTTAGAGTAAAACATCCAGGTAACAAAATAGACAGACATACTTTAATTTGTTGCCATTATCCGATTTGTTCATGGGACGGGATGAATGAAGGAAACATTCACTTACACGGACACGTACACTTACCACCGAATTTGAGAATTGCTGATGGTAAGGCTATGGATGTTGGTGTTGATGGGAATGGAATGTATCCTATTGAAATTCACGGGATCTTAAACCTTATGAGAAATCAACCAATTAAAAAATTAACATTGCCTAAAGATCATCACGAGAAAAAACTATGAAACAAATACTCCTATTACGCGGAACACCAGGTTCAGGTAAATCAACATTAGCTAAAATGATAGTGAATAAAGACTATTGTCATAAAGAGGCTGATATGTTCTTTGTTGACCGAGATGGTAACTACAAGTTTGAACCATCAAAGACTAAAGATGCACACAAGTGGTGTCAGGAAGAGGTTGAATTTCTAATGATATATAAACACTCACCAATAGTTGTTTCCAACACCTTTACTCAGGAATGGGAGATGGATGCATATTATAAGTTAGCCGAAGAGTATGGTTACCAAGTACATTCAGTCATTGTTGAGAATAGACATGGTGGTGTAAACACTCATGGTGTACCTGAAGACAAGTTAGAAGTAATGAAAAATAGATTTGAAGTGAAGTTGTAAAATGGAAAATAATAGATAAAATGAGTAAAGAAAACAAAAATTTCAAATTAGGTGAAAACTCGACATTGAATATAGCCGATGTTAGTATCAGTTTATACGAATTCACTATGACTAATAAAAATGGAAAAATTACAAAATCAACTATACCTTGTGATGATTGGTTACAAGCTAACAGAGTTAAGACAGAATTACTTAAAAGTAAAAACTTGATAAAAGTTGATTTTGTTGGAGTATAAATTACTACTAACCATGATATACACACCACTCTAAGGTTGAGTTTCTTAACAAATCTTAAAATTTAAAATCAAGTTTTGTAAATCAAAATTCAAAAATACTTTTCTAGAAATAGATA